CGAAGACGAAGGCGAAGAAGATGAAGACGTTTCTACAACTGCGTGAAGCAAAATCTAAAATGCCTCCGGGTCAACACGTCTTTGACACGAAGTTAAAAGGTACAGAAATAATGATTCACAAACATAGAGGTAAGTTTCAACTCTATATTGATGGTGAAAAATTAGATGACTTTAGCAAAATGGATGCAGCTAAGAAAGCTGGTGAAGAATTTGTTAAAGCTGCAAAGGAATAATAAATGAAGTTAATCAGCGAATATAACGAACACAATATCGAATGTCTCGTTGAAAAAAACGAAGATGGTGGCAAGAGCTATACTATCCAAGGTGTTTTCGCTGAGACTGAAAAGAAAAATCGTAACGGAAGAATTTATCCAAAACAGATTATGGAATCTGCGGTTAATAAGTACGTTAACGAACAAGTTAAAACTAAGAGAGCAGTTGGTGAACTCAATCATCCTGAGGGACCAACAGTTAACTTAGATAAAGTTTCACATCTCATTACAGACCTTAACTTTGAGGGAAATAATGTGATTGGAAAGGCAACTATACTGCCAACTCCTATGGGTAAGATTGTCGAAGGTCTTCTTGATGGTGGTGTTCAGTTAGGTGTCTCAACTCGTGGTATGGGTAGTCTCGTGCAACAGGGTGGCGCAAACGTCGTAAAAGACGATTTTATTCTTAATACGGTTGACATCGTACAAGACCCATCAGCTCCCGGAGCTTTTGTTAATGGAATCATGGAAGGGATTGAATGGGTTTGGAATAACGGTATCATTGAAGCACAAGAAATTGAAAAAATGGAGACTGAAATTAAAAAAGCTTCACGAAGCGATCTATATGAAGTTCAAACTCGTGAATTTAAAAATTTCCTCTCGTTACTCAAATCTTAAAAAAAGGAGTACGCAAGTATGTCTGAAGATATTAAACAGGATGCTGAAGTAGAACTCCAGACTGACGAGAGCGAAGTCGTGGAAGAAGCTATGGATCCAAAGAACGCAGAAGCTGATGCGGTTAAATCAGTAAAAGATGCAGAAGGTAAAAGCCCGAAGGCCACAGCGCCGGGTGGACCAGGAGCCGCTGCAGAGCCAATGCCTAAAACTAAAGCAGGTATTATTAACGCAATGTATGGCAAAATGAATGCAATGAAGAAAACTGAATTGCAGCAGTCATATGATAAAATGATGGGTAAAGCAGAATCCGTTGAAGATGGTGATACACCAACACTTGTTGAGTATGACTACAACGGTGAGCTAGATGCGTTAGTCGAGTCTGAAGCTACTCTTTCAGAAGAGTTTAAAGCTAAAACTGCTATTATTTTTGAAGCAGCTCTAAAATCTAAGCTATCAGAAGAAATTGATAGACTAGAAGAAAACTATAAGACTGAAGTCGAAGAAGCTATTACAGAGCAAAACGCTGCAATGGTCGATAAAGTCGATAGCTACCTTAACTATGTTGTTGAGAATTGGATGGATGAAAACAAGCTTGCAGTGCAGGCTGGTCTTCGTACAGAAATTGCTGAGAACTTTATGTCAAGTCTTAAAGACTTGTTCACAGAGTCTTACATTACTGTTCCAGACACAAAGGTCGATCTGGTTGACGAACAGTCAGAGTTGATTGCTGAGCTTGAAGAAAAGCTTAATGATCAGACTGGTAAATCAATTGCAATGTCAGAAGAAATCGAAAACTTCAAAAGAGCATCTATTGTAGCTGAAGCTGCAAAAGGCTTGGCTGATACTCAAATCGAAAAGCTTCATTCATTGACAGACGATGTCACCTTCGAAGACGAAGCATCTTTCAGTCAGAAAGTTGCAACAATCAAAGAAACTTACTTCAAAACGAATACAGCTAAAACTACTGAGTCAATCATCGAATCTGAAGAAGACATCCATGAGGGTGTTGTTACTGAAGAAACCGGTGCCATGGCACAATATTTGTCAGCTATTCGCAAATCTGCTAAATAAGGAGTTCCCATTATGCAGTCATACGATACACTTGTAGAAAAATGGGCACCGGTACTGAATGAAGAATCAGCTGGCGCCATTAAAGATAAGCATAGAAAAGCAGTAACTGCTGCTATTCTTGAAAACCAAGAAAAAGCTCTTTCAGAAGAGCGCGCACAACAGAATGGTTTCTTGACAGAAGCTGCTCCTGTTGGTGCAAACACTGGTTCTATTGGAACTTGGGACCCTGTCCTAATTTCTCTAGTAAGACGTGCAATGCCTAACCTAATGGCATACGACGTTGCTGGTGTTCAGCCAATGACTGGTCCAACTGGACTAATCTTTGCAATGAAGTCTCGTTACGATGCTGGTACAACTGGCTCAACCGAAGCTCTTCATAACGAAGCTGATACTTCGCACGCTGGTACTCAGACTGGTGGCGGTAATGGTTCAAACGGTCCATCTGGATTGTCTGGTATTACTAACGCTAACTCACCGAATACTATCGATTCAGATAGAGCAACTGCACTTACAGGAACCGGTATGACTACTGATTCTGCAGAAGCACTCGGTACTGACGATGCATTCCAACAGATGGGTTTCACCATTGAGAAAGCTACTGTGACTGCAAAGTCCAGAGCTCTTAAAGCTGAATACTCATTGGAATTGGCACAGGATCTTAAAGCTATCCATGGTTTGGATGCAGAAACAGAATTGGCTAATATCCTTTCTTCTGAGATTCTTGCTGAAATCAACCGTGAAGTTATCAGAACTATTAACTCACAAGCTAAGACAGGTGCTCAGCAGGCTAATACAGCCATCAACGGTATCTTCAATCTTTCATCTGATGCAGATGGTAGATGGTCAGTTGAGAAGTTCAAAGGTCTAATCATGCAGATCGAAAGAGAAGCTAACGTAATTGCTAAAGAGACACGTAGAGGAAAAGGTAATTTCATTATCACTTCTTCAGATGTTGCTTCTGCACTTGCTGCTTCTGGTATGCTTGACTATACACCTGCTATCTCTGCAAATCTTAATGTAGACGATACTGGTTCAACTTTTGCTGGTGTACTTAACGGACGTACAAAGGTCTATATCGACCCGTATGCATCTGTTGATTACGTAACTGTTGGTTATAAGGGTACAAACCCATATGACGCAGGTCTCTTCTATTGCCCATACGTACCGCTAACTATGGTTCGTGCAATTGGCGAGAATACATTCCAGCCTAAGATTGGTTTCAAGACTCGTTACGGTATGGCTTCAAACCCATTCGTAGGAGCGACTCCATCTTCTGGTCTAGCTGCAGTAAAAACTAACCAGTACTACAGAATCTTTAGAGTTGACAATATCTTAACTTAATAAGAAACTGGAATACAAACTTAGAGGGGCCTTCGGGTCCCTCTTTTTTTACCTTTACTTTTCATATAAATAGTGGTATAATATAACTTTAAGGAAATGTTATGGCTATATCAACTACAGAAACTACCGTTGGTGTTGGGCAATCAACACAAACTACAAATACAAATTATCTTCAGCCTAACGGATTTAAAATTTCTATTGATCGGAAGTACTTTCCGAACTTGCAATTCTTTGCGCAAAACATAATGCATCCATCAATGAATGCTGCAGTCGTACCTGTTGCAATACCTCGATTGGCTCAAGGTATAAAAATGACTCCTGATAATATTGATTTTGGCGAATTGAGCATGATGATTATTATGGACGAAGAGTTAGCAACATATCAAGAAATATATAATTGGATGGAAAGTTTTGTTAATAAACAAGATGCTACTCCTTTAGATGTTGCAAGTGGAGCAGGACCTAGCTTTGCTGATATCACTGTTTCTATTACAAATTCTCATAATAATGTAGTAAAACAAATAGTATATAAAAATGCTATTCCTGTATCACTCGGAGATATTATGTTTGAAGCAGCCACTGGAGATGTTCAATATATAATCATGCCGGTTAATTTTGCCTTTGACACATTTGAGATAAGAAATCCATAAATGAAACTATATGTGAGCGGCGATTCATTTGTAGATCGCCATCTTTATGATATTAAATATGGAAATTATCCACTTTGGCCAGAGCTAGTTGCTGAATGGGCTAGTTTAGATTTAACTTTGGTTGGTCATAGTGGTTGTTGTAATAATGTAATATTTGCAAAAATGACTGAAATGCTTTTCGAAGATAAAGATGCAATTGCTATTTGCTCTTGGACATCTTTTGATAGAATATCATTAAATCAAAATAATATGGTAAATTGCAATTTATCTGAATTAGATACTAATAGTCTTTTATATACAGAATTATGTAACAAAGGATTTTTTAGTCGCGATGAAGCAGATAACCGCAATGTAATTTTAATGAAATCTTTCGAGCTCATGTGTGAAAAATCATTTCACATTACAGGTCCTTATCCTTGGGTGAGGAGAAAAGATGGGCCTCACGAATCATTCTTAAAAGAAGACTTAAATAGACCACAAATTGATGGTTTCTATTCTATAGCAGAACCTCATCATATGATCGGAAATGGTGACGGTCATCCAAATGAAGCTGGACATCTGATGCTAGCAAATAAGATATATAATTTATTGGAGAAACATAATGCAATTTAAACCTACTGAATATAACCTTGATATGAAAAATCCAGAAAGCTGGAAAGAACTAGCTTATGCATTACCAGATGACGTATTGCAGCTTATTCCAAATGCTAATTTATCAGAAGAACATTTAATGGAAGGAGCAGGTGCTATTGGTAATATATACGATCCTGCAAAAGCTGGATACGATGTTTACTTCATGCATAAAGAACATACTGGTATTGCAAGAGTTACTAATGAAAAAGATGAGAACGGAAAATTTGTAGGTCTCTTTCCTGAATCTGTTTTAGGCTGGCATAATAATGGAAACTGGAGACATTGGAGACATGTTGTTGAATCAGCACTTGCTTTCTATTGTGTTAAACCGGGTGAAGGTGTAATTACATCTTTTTGTAATAGTAAAGCAGCATATGACGATTTACCTGTAGAACTTAAAATGGTCGCGGAAAATTTTGAGTATTGGGCTGAGTTTGATAAAGATAATTCAATTTATCAATTTGATGATGAATCACTAAATGCTGGTATGGATGAAATGCTTGCTATCTTTGAAGGAACTCTGAAAGCAACTGGTAGAAAAAACAAAGTTGCTAATCCTGTAAGAGGTAGTTGGAAACCTCTTATTGTAGAACATCCAAAGAGAACTGTACCAGCTTGGTTTAAAGATAAGGGGAAAGCAATTTACACAGGCCACTTCGGTGTAATGCGTAGATGTAGAAGTAAAGAAACTGGTGAAGAATTTACAATGGACGAAATGAAACCTTTATTGAAATTGCTGCACGACCATCTCTTTCAAGAGAAGTATATATATCATCATGAGTGGAAACAAGGTGATCTACTATTAAACGATCAGTTCTTTTCGTATCACGCAAGAAACGAAGTTAAGGGCGATAGATTAATGTATAGGGTAGCGTTTAATTATAAAAACTTGGATTAAATTATGTTAGATTTGAAAAATATTATGGATATGTGGAAAGAAGATTCACATATTATTACAAATGAATTAGATGAAGCTTCTAGGATAACTCCTACATTGCATGCAAAGTATTTAGAGATTCTGTCTACTACTAAGCTCAATTTAAAACGAGCTGAATTTCAACAAAAAATTTTATTAAAACAAAAATGGCTTTACTATAATGGTAAAATGCATGAAGATGAGATAACTGAACTTGGTTGGGTCGCTGATCCTTTTGATGGTTTAAAAGTATTAAAAGGTGAAATGGAATATTATTATGATGCTGATCCAGAAATTCAAAAGTCAGAAGAAAAAATTCAATACCTTAAAACAATTATAGAAACAGTTCATGAGATCGTTAATAATTTAAATTGGCGCCATCAAACAATTGGTAATATGATTAAGTGGAGACAATTTGAAGCCGGTGGTTGATTTAATTGAGTTTAAGAAAATAGATGAAGCTAATATGCATATCGAGTGCGATAGTGGTATTGCACAAGAACTAAGTGAATTCTTTTCTTTCTATGTCCCAGGTTATAAGTTTATGCCCGCATACCGTAATAAAGTATGGGATGGAAAAATTCGACTATTTAATGTTAATACTCGTGAGCTTCCTATTGGGTTGCTTACATACGTTACTAACTTTGCAGCTAAACGAGATTATGCAGTAAAAGTTGAACCTGCATTATTGTATATAAATAAAATTACAGAAGAAGAATTACAAACATTTTGTAATAGTTTATCATTACCTTTTGAAGTAAGAGATTATCAATTTAAAGCTATTCATAAAGCTATAGCTGTTCAACGCGCAATTTTATTATCACCAACTGGTTCGGGTAAATCACTTATAATTTATATTCTAGCTAGATATATTTTAGAAAAGTTTCCGGATCAAAAAATATTAGTTATTGTACCAACCACATCATTAGTAGAACAATTATATACAGACTTTGAAGAATACGCCGCAAAGGATAATACATTTAGTGTAGGTGAAGAAACTCATCGTATTTATTCTGGTAAAGAAAAAATTACGTTACAAGAGCGTGTTATTATATCAACATGGCAATCAGTTTATAAATTGCCTAGAACTTGGTTTAATCAATTTGGTGCTGTTTTTGGAGATGAAGCACATGGATTTAAATCTAAATCATTAACTTCTATTATGAATAAGAGTGGTAATGCAAGTTATAGATTAGGAACAACTGGTACTCTCGATGGAACTCAAACACATAAACTAGTACTTGAAGGTTTATTTGGAAGAGTGTTTAAAGTAACTACTACTAAAGATCTTCAAGATAGCGATACTCTTGCTAAATTAAAAATTAATATGTTAGTCCTTAAATATCCAGAAGAAATACGAAAAGCAAATAAAAGAACATATCAAGACGAAGTCGACTATATTGTTAGACACGAAAAACGAAATAATTTTATTAAAAACCTTGCTGTTGACTTGAATGGTAATACATTAGTTTTATTTCAGTTTGTTGAAAAGCACGGAAAGCCCTTATATGAACTTATAAATAATAATGTAGCAGAGACTAGAAAAGTATTTTTTGTTAGTGGAGCTACAGAAACATCTGATAGAGAAGCAATCAGAAAAATAACTGAGAGGCAAAAAGATGGAATTATCGTGGCTAGTCTTGGCACTTTTAGTACAGGCATTAATATTCGAAATTTGCATAATATTATATTTGCTACACCGTCTAAATCTCAAATTAAAGTGCTTCAGTCTATTGGGAGAGGATTACGTAAGTCTGATAATGGAGAAGCAACTCGGTTGTACGACTTCGCAGACGACATATCTTGGAAATCATCAAAGAACTATGCAATCAAACACGCCGCCGAAAGATTAAAAATTTATAAAACCGAAAACTTTGAACACACAATTCACGAAATTGATCTATAAATATAGGTATGAAAGAGACCCTTATGGCTACTATTGAATTAAGACAGTTTAAACTAACTAATCAAGAAGAGATTGTTACAGAAGTTCTGGACTTTGGAGACGAAGAAACAGATCACGCTATAGTTGTACGCAATACAATGAAATTAGTTAATGTAGAAAATAGAGAATCAGGTATGAGGTATTATGCCTTCAGACCATTTATGCTTTATCAAGGCGATTTTAGTCACGTTCAAATCATCAATCCCGGCCACGTCGTTTCTGAATGCACTCCAACTAAACAGTTGGTACAGCAATACACGACAGCCGTAGAAGAAATGTTGAAAGATGATAGGACAAATAGTATTGAAGATACGAAACAGGCCTTAAAAGAATATCACGATAAGATGAACGAAATGTCTGGGGATAGAACGATTACCACGGTTTCGGATTTTGATTCCAATAGTAGCAATGTAGTTAATTTTAGAAGGCCGAAGATACTACATTAGAATGGTATACTCCTCCCCTCAGCCTACTCTCTTATTATACCATACTTTTACCCAAAAGTACAACACTAATTTCACTTTATTGTAAAATAATCAAACCGTGTGATATAAATGTCACAGTAAAATAATAGTGTACATTCAGTGAAAAGTGTGTTATAATATACTTACATAATTAAAAATAACTTAATAATGGATAAATCATGAAATGTTAAAACCTAAAGAAAGACCCCATTATGTCAACAATGCTGAATTTTCACAGGCCGTTGTAGACTACGTAACCACAGTTGAACAAGCAAGAAAAGATGAAGTTCCTTTACCCGTAGTTCCAGATTACATTGCAACTTGTTTTCTTAGGATCTCCGAAGGTCTAAGCCATAAGTCTAATTTTATTAGGTATACTTATCGTGAAGAAATGGTAATGGATGCAGTTGAAAACTGTTTGAAAGCTATTGAGAATTATAACTTAGAAGCTGCAACTCGAACAGGTAAACCTAATGCCTTTTCTTATTTTACTCAAATCAGTTGGTATGCTTTTCTAAGAAGAATTGCTAAAGAAAAGAAACAACAAGATATCAAATTCAAATACTTATCTCAATCAGGTATCGAAGCATTCCTTGATACAACAGGTGAAAACGCTTCAGCCAATTTAGTTCAACAACATTTCGTTGATGTACTTAAAGGAAGAATTGAAAAGGTAAAAGGCGTTGATAGTAAAGTAAAAGACTTTGTCAAAAAAGAAAAGAAGCGTAAGAAAACTGCAGATTCGGACCTACAGGAATTTATGAATTGAAAATAGCGATACTCAATGATACACATTGTGGAATCAGAAATTCATCTGATATTTTCACAAAGTATCAAGAAAACTTTTATAATGATATATTTTGGCCCTACATTGAAGATAACGATATTCAACATATTCTTCACCTTGGCGATTATTACGATCACAGAAAATTTATTAACTTTAAAGCCCTAAATTCTAATCGTAAAGTATTTCTCGATAGACTACGAGAAAACAATATGACTATGGATATTATTCCAGGGAACCATGACACTTTTTATAAGAACACAAATGATTTGAATTCTTTAAAAGAGCTACTTGGTCATTTTACTAAAGAAGTTAATATAGTAATGGAACCGACTGTGTTGCAGTATGGTTCTTTAAGTATGGGTTTAATCCCTTGGATATGTCAAGAAAATTATGATACGTCCATGAATTTTATTAATACTTGTTCAGCCGACTGGATTGGTGCACACTTAGAACTTGGTGGGTTTGAAGTTATGCGCGGAGTAACTCATTCAGGTGGTATGGATAGAAACCTATTTAAACGATTTGAAATGGTACTAACTGGTCATTTTCATGTCGGTTCTCATCAAGACAATATTAAATATCTAGGTAGTCAAATGGAATTCTTTTGGTCAGATGCACATGATCCTAAGTATTTTCATGTCTTAGATACTGAGACTAGAGAGTTAACTCCAGTTAGAAATGATCTAAGATTGTTTGAAAGGATTGTATACGATGACACCAATAGAGATTATACTGATTACGACGTCAGTGCTTGCAACGATAAGTTTGTTAAAGTTGTTGTAAAAAACAAAGCAGACTTATTTACGTTTGATAGATTTATTGATCGTATACAAAATGAGAATATTCATGAATTGAAGATCCAAGAAAACTTTAGTGAGTTTATGGGTGAAAATGTTATTGATGGTGAAGTATCTATTGAAGACACATCTGCATTACTTGACGAATATGTTGAGAATACAGAAACTGATTTAGATAAAACTGTCATTAAGTTGAATATGAGAGAACTTATGAGAGAGGCACAAGCTCAAGAATTATCATGATAAAGTTTGAAAAGATCCGCTACAAAAACTTCTTATCAACTGGAAATACTTTTACTGAAATAGATTTACTAAAGGCTAAATCTACTTTAATTGTAGGCCAGAATGGTGCCGGCAAATCAACAATGTTAGATGCTATATCATTTGCATTGTTTGGTAAACCGCATAGAAGTATTACTAAAAATCAATTAATCAATTCTATTAATAAAAAGAATTGTGAAGTTGAATGTGAATTTACTATTGGTAACGCACGATTTAAGATTGTGCGTGGCATAGCTCCAAATAAATTTGAGATCTGGAGAAATGGGACAATGATTAATCAGTCATCCCATGCTAAAGAATATCAAAAGATTCTAGAGCAAAATTATTTAAAACTAAATCACAAAAGTTTTCATCAGGTTGTTGTATTAGGAAGTTCTAGTTTTATTCCTTTTATGCAGTTACCGGGTGGCCATAGACGTGATGTTATTGAAGACCTATTAGATATTAAAGTCTTTTCTAAGATGAATAGTATTCTAAAAGAAAAAGCAAGTATTCTAAAAGAACAACTTAATGAAAATCATTATAACAATGAAATCATTAAAAGCAAAATTGATACTCAGAAAAAGTATATTCGTGATGTAACTGTATTAACAGAGCAAACTAAGAAGAGTAAACAAGATACGATTGGTGAATATAATAATGACATTCGTGTACTAAATGAAACTAATGCTGAATTATCACATGATGTAGAAAATAGAGAAGAGCCACTTTCAAAAGAGCTTGGTGAGTTTCACGATAAGAAACAAAACCTGTTAAGTTACTTTTCTCAATTTAAAACTCAGATGTCAACCATTACTAAAGATGCTAAGTTCTATGAAGAAAATCTAGAGTGTCCTACTTGTTCTCAAGAAATTGCTGAAGATGTTCGTAATTCTAAATTGAAGATTGCTAAAGATAAAGCTAAAGAACTTAAATCTGCAATGGATCGTGCGTCTATTGAATCTACTTCAATTGAAGCAAACATAACAAAACTTGGTGAAGAACTAAATATTATTCGCAACAAGCAAAAAGAACTTCATTCTAATAATAACGAGATCTCTCGATTACAAAGACAGATTACTGGTATTGAAGAAGAACTTGCCACCAACGTAACAGCTGACTTAAGAGAAGCTCAAGAAACTTTATCAAATCTAAATAATTCAAGAGAAGGTTTACTTGAATCTAAGTTTGAAATGAATGAGCGCCAACAATATAATAGTGTCATTCTTGAAATGTTGAAAGACACAGGCATTAAAACTAAAATTATCAAACAGTACTTACCGGTTATAAATAAACTCATTAATCAATATTTGCAAATCCTCGATTTCTTTGTACACTTTGATTTAGATGAAAGCTTTCAAGAAACTATTAGATCTAGACATAGAGATGAATTTACCTATGATAGTTTTAGTGAAGGTGAAAAACAACGTATTGACTTAGCATTATTGTTTACTTGGAGACAAGTTGCAAAAATGAAAAATTCAGTATCAACTAATCTATTAATGCTTGATGAAACATTTGATTCAAGTTTAGATCATGAAGGTGTAGATAATCTTATGAAGATTCTATATAGCTTAGATGAAGATACTAATGTGTTTGTCATATCTCATAAAGGCGAAATCCTTGATGGCAAATTTAACGAAAAGATAGAATTCGTTAAAGATAAAAATTTCAGTAGAATGAAATAAACTGTGTACATTCTGTCAAAACTATGGTATAATAACTATATTAAATAAACAAAGGACTTTGTTATGGAACTAAATGAAACTACTCTAGAGGTACTCAAAAACTTTGCCTCTATCAATCCTAATCTTGTTGTTCGAGAAGGCAACGAAATTAGTACAATTACGGAAGCAAAGAACGTACTAGCTTCTGCTACGATTGATACACCTTTCCCAAAAGAGTTTGGTGTATATAATCTTTCAGAATTCTTAGGTGTTCTTAATCTCGTGGATAAACCTTCTCTTAAATTTGACGATAATTTTGTAATTATCAGCGATTCGTCTGGTAGATCAAAAGTCAAATACTTCTTCTCGGATATTGATATGCTTACTGCACCAAGCAAAACAATCACTATGCCTGAAGCTGATGTATCACTTACATTGGATTCCTCAACACTATCAAAACTAAAGCGTGCAGCTTCAGCTCTTGATAATTCGAAAATTTCAATCTCGCCTAAAGATGGGACATTGGAACTATCGGTTGTAGATCCAGCTAATGCTACATCAAATACATACTCTATCGTCATTGACGGTGAGTATACAGAATCAAACTTTACGTTTGTATTCGACATTAATAACCTTAAAATTATTGATGGAGACTATGAGGTTAAAATTTCTAAGAAACTAATCTCATCATTTGTTAACAAAAACATGGGTGTCCAATACTGGATTGCTCTTGAAAAATCTTCAACGTTCGGAGTTTAATATGACTGAAGAAAAGAAAATGACTGAAGCACAAGCTGCAGCTCAACCTGCTGGCGATGAGCCACATTCTCAAATCTACGATGTTTCAAATCGTAGTGCTAGATCAACTATTGCTGTTATCGATGCTATCACTCAGCGTGGTGGTTTCAAAGGTGAAGAACTGTCTACTATTGGTCAATTGCGAGATCAATCAATTCAGATCATTCAACTTTGCGAAAACTGGCAACAGGAACAGGCATCAAAATAAATCCACCCCCTTTTGAACTTAACTTTATTATGCAAGGATTTAAATATGTCTGACCAGTTTCTCTGGGTGGAAAAGTATCGTCCACAAAAAATATCTGATACAATCTTACCTGAATCTCTAAAAGCTGTCTTTCAACAAATTGTTGATGGTGGCGAACTTCCCAACATGCTGTTTACAGGGACAGCCGGTTTAGGTAAAACAACTGTAGCCAAGGCTTTATGTAATTCATTAGGCCTTGACTATATTCTTATCAATGGATCTGAAGAAGGTAACATTGATACTCTAAGAACTAAAATTAAACAGTTCGCTAGTACTGTCTCGCTTCAAGGTGGCTACAAAGTAGTTATCCTTGACGAGGCGGACTATCTAAATGCACAATCATTTCAACCAGCTCTTCGTGGTTTCATTGAAGAGTTTTCGAATAATTGTCGCTTCATTTTAACCTGTAATTTCAAAAACAGAATCATTGAACCACTTCATTCTCGTTGTGGTGTATATGAATTTAATACGTCCAAAAAAGATATGGCTACTTTATGCATGTCTTTTATGGATCGTGTTAAAACTATTCTTACAACTGAAAACATCCAGTTCGAAGAAAAAGTAATTGCCGAACTCATTATGAAATATGCTCCAGATTGGCGTAGAGTTCTTAATGAGTTACAAAGATATAGTCTATCTGGTGTTATAGATAGTGGTATATTAAGCAAGTCATCTACTCAAAATTATGAAACATTATGTAGTTATCTTCGTGAAAAAGATTTCAAAAAGATGCGACAATGGGTTGTAAATAATATAGATACGGATGCAAGCGCTATCTTTCGCGGATTGTACGACATCATGGGAGACAAAGTAGAATCTGAGTCTATCCCTCAATTAGTATTAATCTTAGCTGACTACCAATATAAAAATGCGTTTGTGGCCGATCACGAATTAAATGTAGTAGCATGTTTAACGGAGGTAATGGCAAATGTCAGTTTTAAATAAATGTCTTTGTGGCAAAGAAGGATGTGAAGGACCACACATGTGTAAGTGTGGAGATGATTGTGGTTGTGAAAAAGAAAAAGAAAACAGCTGGGATAACGAAGAAAATCCTTGGTCAGATTCTGGCATAGAAAACTTTTCTACATACAGATGACACGCTTATGGAGATATTGGTGTAAAGCCATGGGATCCAGTGCGTATGATGACGATAAGCCAGATGATTGGATCCATCTCACAATTCGAACTATGTGGTTTACTTTACACGTAGTAACATGTTTAATGATAATAACAGGCAACGGAAGATTGCTAGGCTGGTGGTAAATTATGAATCCTTTTGAATACACTAAAGCTATTAATGATACTAAACAAGATATCATGGTAGATGATATCGCCGAAAAGGGTTACAACTCTTTTATGGTAAACCGCGGTCTAAGTTACTTTAATGACACCGTACTCATGGCTAACGAAATGAATGTTCAACATCATATCGATAGTCGTTTACAATTCGATTTTCTTATAAATATAGTTAGAAAGAAAAGACGTTTTTCAAAATGGGCTAAGCCTCAAATTGAGAGTGATATCGAAGTGGTAAAAGAGTATTATGGTTATAGTAATGAAAAAGCTCGCCAAGCACTTACACTTCTGTCACCCGATCAAATCAATGGGTTAAAAAAGAAGGTGTATAAAGGTGGAACAAAATAAATTAGTAGAATGGACTCCAGCAAGTATGTTGGAAGTTACATTAAGTGAACCAGACGATTTTTTAAAAGTAAGAGAAACACTGACTCGTATCGGTGTAGCATCCCGAAAAGATAAAAAACTATTTCAGTCCTGTCATATTTTACATAAACAGGGAAGGTATTTTATCGTGCATTTTAAAGAGCTATTCTTGCTAGATGGAAAAAAGGCTAACTTAGAAGAATCAGACATTGGTCGTAGAAATACGATTGCAACGTTGATGGGAGATTGGGGTTTGATTGAAGTACAAGGAGAGACTTCTCAATTACAAGCTCCATTAAGACAGATTAAAATTATTCCGTTTAAAGAAAAAAATGAATGGGAACTCTGTCCGAAATATAATATTGGAAACAACAAATAGGAGTCAATGCAGGGATGCACGTAGTAAAAACTGAAAACGCTGAACTTTTCACAGCAGCTAAATTGCACGCCGAAGGGCAAAGAGCTATTGCAATAGCAAATATTAATGTATATGCCAAAAACCCAGCTGGAATTGGAGAACACTCGGATATTGTAGAAGCTATTCAATCAGAACTTGATAAGATTGCTGCAGCCGATGATAGAATCTCAGCTCTCGAAACTTACTTCTTGTCGTGATCTATACTAAGGATTGGGCTTTTATGCATATCCCTAAAACTGGTGGTATGAATTTCATAAAAAGATCTAATCAACGAGAAGAAGTTATTAATAAACATATAGATCTTCCAGAGTTTTGGGTTCATAAACCTTTACAATATTGGATTGATCAAGGGTTTTTGACAAATCAATTTATGTTTACTTTTGTTAGAAATCCATATGATCGTTTAGTAAGTCTATATAATCATATTCATGTAAGAGGTAATGCTCCAGATCTACCAGACTTTAAAACATTTGTTATGGACGATTGGATTAAAGATAGAGGTCAAATAGACGATTTTAATATTGCTGATCCAGCCGTAAAATTTTTAAAAACAAAAAGCTGGTTTGACTATACAGTCTTTAAGTTTGAAAATGGTTTTGATAGTGTTGAACATTTAGTTGGTTATAAATTTTCAGATACAACTATCAATAAAAATACTCATCCGCATTGGACTACATATTATGATGATAAAACACGTGAAAAAACATACTTAAAGTATGAGGAAGATTTCAATGAATTCGGCTACTCTTACTAACTGTCCAAATCTAAGCAACACTAAACTATTACACGATGCTTTTATAGCTGACTACCAGTATTATAAGACAGCAAAAGGAACACAAACTGTTCAAGGATATTGCCGAGCTCCTAAAGATTATGGATTTAAAATTAATCCAGAATTAAAATATGGTGGAGCATTGTTTATTAAGTTTCATGCAAACGCAGTTATTGAAACTCATATAGACGATCATAAAGGTAGATCTACTGTAATAGCCTTTCCACTTTCGCCAGACTGGCCGCACTTTGCACCTATAACATATAATGGTGTTGACACACATTATACGAAACAACCCCTCGTGTTGAATACTCAAATAGAGCATTCAGTCACAAATAATAACTATGATCGATATTCTTATCAGTTATGCTTCGGCGATACAATCGATAAGATTATAGAATTAGATTTGCAAAATAAAATTTTTGTATAGGGTTTAAATCTAAGAAAAAGTTATTATATATATTATAGAGCTGCCGAATGATCGGGGCTTGAAAATCAATCTTGCTACCAACATAGGAGATATAAACATGACTGGTAACTTTACATATCCACGAAACGCATTTTTAGGTTTCGACCACATCTTTGATCAGCTGGAAAATATTCAGCAACACGCCAAAGATACATACCCTCCACATAATGTAGTTAAAATTTCTGATACTCAAACAGTGCTTGAACTTGCTATTGCAGGTTTTAATGAAGAGCATTTGGACATTGAGGTCAAAGATCATATTTTGACTATTTCTGGTAATCGTCCGCAAAGACGTAACCAAGAGCAATATGTGCATAAAGGTATCTCGGCTCGAAAATTTAAGAAGTCATACCGATTGTCAGAGTACACAGAAGTCACTGGAGCAGAAATGAAGGATGGGATTCTAACTGTTGATCTAGAAGTTATCCTACCTGAAGAGAAGCGTCCTCGTAAAATCAAAATTGGTCAAAACGAGGAAAAATCAAATGACAACACTAGCACTACAAAGCCTGAGCTTCTCAACGAAAGTTCTTGAGAAACTTCTAAGTTCACTAAAAGTAACTCTTTCAGCAATGTTGATTGGGTACCAAGTCGGAAGACAAAAGCAAGCTAATAGACAAATAGCTCCTATGATCTTGCATGAGTACCCTCATCACACTCTCGAATCTCTACTGTCAGAAATGAATGACAGAGCGGAGGGAAGATACCGTGATTAAAAAAATCAAAGCTTGGTGGAAGGAATACAAGATGTGTCCTGATGAGAAATATTTGGCAAGATCTACAGACTTAGTAGACCTTGAACAAAGAATGAAAAAGCTACAACATGGTTTAGGCCCGATGGGTTATTACCGATGAGAGCGTTTATTAATACTTTGTTAAAATCATTGGAAGCACATAGGTTAGCATCAACCGGTCGAATGGATGAAGCTAAAAAGCTTATGTTAGGCAACTAAAAATAAATGCGGCTAGATTGATTCTGGCCGCATTTAACTGTTTACATTCGGCTAAAACTGTGATATAATATACTATATAATGAAATAAGGTGATATATGTCTTTTTACACGTCTGTCTTTAAATATGGCAACCAGTTACTATATCGTGGTTACAATCATGATGCGCATCGTATTGAGAAACGCATTAAGTTTGAACCTACTGTTTATGTTCAAACCGACAAACCAACCGACTGGACTTCTTTAGATGGATTACCAGTTGCACCCGTTAAACCCGGGTCAATTTCTGATACTAAAGAATTCTTTCAAATGTATGACGGTATTTCTAATACTGAAATATATGGTAATACCAACTATGTTCATCAATACATTACAGAACGTTTTCCTAATCAAATCAAGTTCGAAAGATCTTGGATAAACGTATGTAATATTGATATCGAAGTTGCTTCTGATGACGGTTTCCCTGAACCCGGTGAAGCAGCACACCCTATCATTTCAATTGCACTTAAGTCAAGTAAAAATCCTAACTATTTCGTGTGGGGTTTAGATGACTACACTCCTGCAGAAAATGTACGATATAAACAATTTAAGAATGAAGCTGACTTACTTCAAAGCTTTTTGTTATACTGGGCTGAAAACTGTCCTGATGTTATAACTGGCTGGAATGTTCGATTCTTTGATATTCCTTACATTGTTAATCGTATGAATAAAATTCTCGATGATGGTGCAGTAAAACTGTTATCACCATGGAAAATCTTGTTACCTGAAGAACGTACTATTCGTGGTCGTAAACAACAAGCATATCGTTTGTGTGGTGTTGAACAACTTGACTATATGGAATTGTTTATAAAGTTTGGCTACTCATATGGTAATCAAGAATCATATGCACTAAATCATATTGCTAATGTTGTCCTCGGCGAAAAGAAATTATCATACGAAGAGTATGGTAACTTGTTTACGTTATATAAAGAAAATCACCAAAAGTTTATTGAATATAATATTCGAGATGTTGAGTTGGTTGACCGCCTCGAAGAAAAGATGGGTCTTATTACGTTAGCACTAACGATGGCGTATAAAGGTGGTGTCAATTATGGTGACACCTTTGGTACAACTGCAATATGGGATTCAATCATCTATCGTGAATTGAATTCAAATAAAATTGCTATTCCACAAAACAAAGATAAATTTAAATCTGAATATCCCGGTGGTTATGTAAAAGATCCTCAAGTTGGTTTACATGAATGGGTAGTATCATTCGATTTGAATTCTCTTTATCCTAATCTTATTGTTCAATATAACATGTCACCTGAAACTATTGTCGGTAAAGGTACTGACTTAGCTGGTGTTAAAAATTATCTAGACATGTTTGAAGAGTCAGACACAGATAAACCATTGCTCGCTGGTCCTAATGGATCTAATGTTGCTGTTGCTGCTAATGGTGTAGGGTTCAGTAAAGAAAAGCAAGGTGTACTACCAAAAATCATTATTGAATATTATGATGAACGTGCTTCAATTAAAAAGATAATGATTGCTGCACAAAAACAATATCAATTGACGCCAACCTTTGAACTTGAAAAAGAAATCAATCAACTTGAAAATCGTCAAATGGCGATTAAAATTCTACTTAATTCACTTTATGGTGCATTAGGTAATAAATACTTCAGATACTTCGATATGCGTATTGCCGAAGGTATTACATTGTCAGGTCAGCTTGCTATTCAATGGGCTGAAAAAGCAATGAACAAACAGATGAATTCAATCCTAGGTACGAAAGATAAAGATTATGTCATTGCTATCGATACTGATTCATTGTATGTCAACTTTTCTAAGATGGTTGAAAAGTTTAATCCAAAAGATCCTACTAAATTTCTTGATAAGATTTGTTCTGAACATTTTGAAGGTGCTATGGGAAAGGCTTACCAAAACTTATCCCAGATAATGAATGCATATTCTAACCGCATGGTTATGGCTCGTGAAGCTATTGCTGATAGAGGTATTTGGACAGCAAAGAAAAGATATATTCTTAATGTGCACAACAATGAAGGTGTACAATATGCTGAACCTAAACTAAAGATCATGGGTATTGAAGCTATTAAATCAAGTACACCAATGATTGTACGTGAAAGATTTAAGCAAGCATTTAAGACTATCATTTCAGGTGATGAAAAACTAACTCAAGACTTTATCTTTAATTTTCGTAATGAATTCTATAAACTATCTCCTGATCAAGTATCATTTCCACGTAGTGCCAATAACATCCATGAATTTGTAGATCGTAAAACGGTCTATAAGAAAAGCACACCAATTCATGTTCGTGGTTCTATCATGTATAATAATGAAATCAAACGTTTGACTTTGTCTAAAAAGTATCAAAAGATCAACAACGGTGAAAAGATTAAATTCTGCTACTTACGTTTGCCGAATCCAATCCGTGAAAATGTTATATCTTTTCCAGATTACTTGCCAACTGAATTAAATCTGCACTCATATATAGACTACGAAAAGCAATTTAATAAATGTTTCCTTGACCCACTCACTCCTATCTTAGATGCTGTAGGTTGGTCATCAGAAGATCAAATGACACTGGAGGATTTCTTTGGATAATATAAACTACGTATTTGATGTCGACGGTACTATGACACCAAGCCGTGAAGGTATGGATCTAGACTTTGAACATTACTTTGAAAACTGGATGAAAGGCAAAAAAGTTTATTTTGCTACAGGTTCTGATTATCCTAAGACATATGAACAACTAGGACCATGGATATGTGGTGAAGCATGGAAAGTGTTTTGTTGTTGTGGTAATTCTATATGGTCTATGGGTGAAGAAATTCATACTGACGATTGGGTATTAGACACTGGTGCTAAAGACTTCTTAACCTTAAGATTAAATGCAAGTCCTTTTCATTTAAGAACAGGACAACACTTTGAAGATCGTCCAGGGATGTGTAATTTTAGTGTAGTTGGTCGTGGTGCTTCAAAAGAAGAACGAAAAGAATATTATAACTATGACTTAAAAAATCAAGAGCGTTATAATATTGCTCGTGAATTCAATAATGCATATGGGAATATAGGTATAAGAGCACAAGTTGCTGGAGAAACAGGACTAGATATTATTCCAAAAGGAAAAGATAAATCTCAAATTGCTAATATGATTGAAGGTCCTATTATATTCTTTGGTGATAAGATGGGAGTCGAAGGTAATGACAGGCCTCTTGCTGATGCAATAAAAGATAGAGAAGGTAGTGCTTCAATTACAGTTAATTCGTGGCGTGATACATATGACAATTTAAGGACTCACTATGATTAGAGTAAGTGGATATTTTAGGGATCATAAAGTAGTGAGATACTTTACGTGTGTATATGATGCAATTGATTTCAAAGATATTCTTGATGCAAATTATCCAATGAAAGTAACTTTTGAGAAAGGGGTTTATCCCGTGAGAACATTTATAGTAAATAGCTGGAATGCAGTAATGGACGATAGTAGAAATCCATTAAGAAATATTCCAGATCTTCAGACAAGACACCTCGTCATGCAAATATTGGCTTGGATGTGGTGTATTATTTTTTCAATGAGTGTTGGTAGTGTTACTGTGTTTGCAGTAAGTGCAGTAGCACACATTTTGTTTATTGCTGGAATCGTAGTTACTGTTGGTACATTTGCTGCGGCAACGCATAGACCACAATACTTTGGTGGCCTTGGTCGTGGTAACGGCGGCGAACATGAGTGACTTTAGTCTACTAAATAGAAATAGATTATATGAATCACTTGAAGTGAATGATGATCTACAACTTGATGAGATTGAAGTAAATGGAAAAACATCTTGGTTTCGAATTCGAAATGTATTTAAAGATCCTGATGCGGCAGTCGAATCTCTAAAAAACTGGCCAGTTCTAACTGGTCATGTGTACACTCCCGGAGGTAGACAAAACTTTACTCCTATGGATTTAGTTCCTCTTGTCAAAGCGTATTCAAAAATTGCTGAAGCAATTACTAATAAAGAACATAAACCAGAATCGTTTATTTCTTCATCTAATGTTGTACCACCTAATCCAAGAGTATGGGATGGAAGTTGGCATCCTCATACAGATCATGACTTAGTATTTAATCTATGGTTGTGTGATTGGACAGAAGGTACAGGATTATTTACGTATAAAAATTGTCTTTCATCTAGAGAATATAAAGGTATTCCAGATCAGAAGCTAAATAGAGATAAGATAGTTGATTGGCAAAATCCTAAGACCGAAGATGGATATGAACACTATTACACTATCCCATGTGAATATAACACATTGACTATATATGATGGAAAATTATTTCATGGAACTATAATGGGTAAAGGCACAGGATATCGTTATTCATTAATATCATTCCATCACCCAAAAGAATCATTTTAACTGTGTACATTCAGTGCAAACTGTGGTATAATATTACTATAATGGAGAATTACAAATGACATGGCATAACGATATATTTGAAATGCATCAACGATATGGCGTACATGGCTGGATGGAAACACACAGACATGATCCTGAGATGATGAAAAAGTTTCTAGAATTTAGAGTTAAGTTTCTTGAAGAAGAATTATATGAAACCAAAAAAGCAATGGAACTTGGAGATCCTGAGGAAGTCGTAGACGGCCTTATTGATCTATGTGTTGTTGCAATTGGTACACTTGACGCGTTCAATATTGACGCACAAAAAGCATGGGAAGAAGTACATGCCGCTAATATGGCAAAAGAAGTTGGTGTTAAAGAATCAAGACCTAACCCACTTGGTTTGCCTGATTTAGTTAAACCTACATCATGGAAAGCACCATCACATGAAGGAAACCACGGGTATCTCCCTGACAGTTTTTAAATCTATCTTTGATAATAAAACTCATAATAGATTAGATTTTAAAGACTTTGACAAATTTGAAACGGCGTTGTATAAGCTAGCTAAAAAACCTTTGGCTGGTAAAAGCGATGCCGTTTTGATGTCTCCCGCAACATACTTACCAGATACTACACGAGCAAATCGTAACGTGGTTAATTGGCAAGGGTGGTGCGCTATTGATGTTGATGACCATTCATTTACGGAGGATTTAGAAAATGAATTGGCTACTATTCTTCGGCCTTTTTACTATATTTGTTACTCTACTGCAAGTAGTACGAAATCTGTACCAAAATTTAGATTGGTATTCCCAATCAAGCGCGAGATTAAAGTTACTGAAATCAAGCAATTCTGGTACGCAATTAACACAAGACTTGGTGAACTCGGAGATCCCCAAACTAAAGACCTTTCTCGAATGTATTACGTACCAGCTGATTACGCTGATGCTTACAATTTTATCTTTACTCACGTTGGTAGTTATCTTGATCCAGATGAGTTGATGAAACAATATCCTATGCAAGAAAAACAAGGTGGTTCATTCATGGATAGACTACCAGAAGAAATGCAAAAAGCTGTTATAGCTCATCGCAAAGACGCTATGGATAATTATGAAGTTCAATGGACTGGTTATACTGATTGTCCATTCTTTCCTCGTAAACTAGCAAATGAATATAAGACTATTAGCAACACTGGCTGGTATCACAAAATGTATCAGATAATGGTAGCAACAGCATCTAATGCTGTTAAGAAAAAATACCCAATCACGGCTTCTGAAGTTGCTACTTTATGCCGTCAACTTGATGATGAATCAGGCAGTTGGTACTCCAACCGTCCACTTGAAAAGGAGGCAGATCGTGCTATCGAATACGTGTATAGAAACATTTAATGCATCAAAGGATATTGACCCAGCATTATTAAAACAACGAGCTAAAGAAGAAGCTATTCAAATACATTCAAAAGAGTCTACTCGAAAAGGTAGAACATTACCACAGATTATAGAAGCTTGTATGTTTGGACATGCCTCAGAACTGTGGCTTCTTAAAAATGGATTTACAGACGATACTCGTAAATATAAAGATTTGTTTAAAGATAATGTATCAGTTGAAGTAAAGACTGTAGGTTATCCACTAGCAGCAGAGTATGAAATAGCAAGATGTAATGATAGAAAGAAAGAAACATGGCGAAACTTTCCTGATATTGTTTACATGTATGTTGGCGATCGTAAGACTCTGGACTATTATTTAGAAGGAATTTACCAGTGGAATGGAAGAAGATTTAAATTAATTTGAATTATTTTGCTAAGCCATTGTTTTTAAAGGAAATCTTTTTTCACTTTTGCTCACTTTTTTGTTTACTTTGCATGAAAACTATGGTATAATAGACTTATAAAATGGAAAAGGAAAGGAAATTTTATGAAAAACTTAAAAAAACTAATCGCTTCTTACGAAACTCAAGCTAAGGCTAAATGGGCTATTGAAGAAGATATGTCTGATATGTACCTTGAAGATGCTGCAGATGCTGCAGGTGTTCTTACTCACATATTAGCTGGTAAGCTAAGCAGAGCTTCTGAACTCTTATCTACTAGAGATACAATCGTTCGTGAAGCTATTTGTATGGCCATTGCCGAAGATAAAGGTAATGACTACTTGGTAGAAAACTTTGGTTGGAGTATAGTATAATGAGAATGTCAGTATTATCTTATTGCGATTATATCGCTCATCAAATCAAAGACAAGCTAAAGGCTGATGATCAGCTTATTGCTGAAGTCAGTAGAGTCCAATTACACTTATCAAAAGAAGGTTACTTTGCTTCTACAAGAAAGCAGATTGAAACTTCTGATGTAAATGGCAAAAAATATTTAATAACTGTTGAGGAGATTGTTTAATGTTAAAATTTATGGGTGGCCTAATGATGGCTGTTAGTTTTATTGTAATCCTAGGCGCTGCAGGTTCTGACTGTGATGGCGACTGTATGGAAAATGCAATGTCATTTAAAGAAATCCTTTTCTATTGCGGTTCAGCATTAGCATGTGGTTTCTTAGGTTTTAAAATTTATATGTATGGGAGTGATTATAATGTCTAAAGTAGGTCAAGAAGTTATGGAAGGTCAAGAGTTCGCACAGAATTATTATAATCTGTCTCACCAAGAATTCAAGATTAGAGCTAAGAGAGAACTTGGTATCTTAGCTTATAGTGCAGCAGTTGAAGAACACAACATAATCAACGCTGAGTTAACGGATTTCTTCTCTGAAGAACATCCATCCAATGTTGTTAGAGAGACATAAAGTTGTTTACTTTTGTCTCTTTTTGTAGTATAATAGTACTATTAAATGAAAAGGTATTGATATGAAATTAACAGTAAATGAACGCGAGTCCGTTAAAGTTCTCGAAGAATGTATTGAACTACAAAAACGTAAAGGTGAAGACTATCAATCTTCTCAATCGAATGTAGTACAAGCTATGCATTATCGTCGTGGTGTAGATACAATCTATGATATTATGCATGGCAAAATGATGCGTGCTGCATCGCTTCTCGAATCTGGCAAAGAGCCTAATCACGAATCACTCGAAGATACTTTCAAAGATCTTATTAACTATGCATCTTTTGCTGTGTCTTATATGCGTGGTACAATGGACGGCCAAGATCCTGATCACGATATGTTTAATCGGCCAAAAAAATGAAAATAAGTATTAATGATGTTGGCGGAGATATCGTAAAAGAAGATGAGCGATATGTTGTAAAGGATAATAAGTTCTTAAATAATCTAGTAGTAAGTAGCACTGATCTAAATGCTAAAAAGTCTACTGGTGGTCATGCGCATGTAGGTCAAGAAGAAGTTTATAACTTCGTAAAAGGTTCTGGTAGAATGGAACTAATTGATACTAATGGAAAACATCACGACGAAAAAGTAAAAGAAGGTGATGTTATTTTAATTCCTGATGGTTGGTTCCATCGTGTCCATGCAGGACCTCATGGTTGTTATTTTGTTTGTGTCTTTGACGGAAAGAGAAACCATTGAAAATAGGTATTACAGCTTCAACATTTGATTTACTTCATGCTGGACATATTGCTATGTTGAGAGAAGCTAAGTCACAATGTGATTATCTTATTTGTGCTTTACAAGTAGATCCTACACTCGATAGACCTAAGTCTAAAAATGCACCAATCCAATCGATTGTCGAAAGGCAAGCTCAATTGGCTGCAGTGACGTATGTAGACGAAGTAGTAGTCTATCAATCAGAAGCAGATCTATTAGATATCCTAAACATGTACCCTATTAATGTTAGAATTCTAGGTGAAGAATATCGTCAACAAGACTTCACTGGTAAAGATGAATGTCGTAATAGAGGCATTGAACTTTACTTCAATAAAAGAGATCACCGTTTTAGTACAAGCGATTTAAGAATTAGAGTATGCAAATAAACTGTGTACATTTTGCCAAAAGTGTGGTATAATATACTATAAAATGAAAAAAGGTCTACATCATGGAATCAACTGAATATATCAAAAACTTATTTAAATCTAAACTTCTCAATGAAAAGTTTGTAACTGATAGAAATGGTAGTAAAACCATTGAAATTATCGGTGCATGTTTTCTTGCAGATAAGCCTGCTATCTTTGGTGAAGTTAATCAAAAATATGTTGATGCAGAAATTGAATGGTATCTTTCAGGTATTACTAATATCAATCACATTAAGTATAAAGACGAACCACCTAAAGCTTGGCAAATGGCTGCTAATAATTATGGTGAAATTAATTCCAATTACGGTACATTAATTTTTAGTGATACTTATTATCGTCAATTTGAAAATGTTGTAAATGAATTAGTATGGAATCCTGATACTCGTCGTGCTTGTATGGTTTACAATCGTCCTAGCATCTGGTCTGAGTTTAATGAACAAGACAAAAACGATTTTATTTGTACAAATGCTGTAACATATTATTTACGTGATGGTAAAATTAGTTGTGTAGTTCAAATGAGATCTAACGATGTTGTGTTTGGTTATAAGAATGATTATGCTTGGCAAAGATATGTTCTAGAACAAGTCACTAAACAATATAATGACGAATATCTTTCTAATGCAGCAGACGCTGATTATCGTAAAGAAATGGAAGTTGGCGATATTATCTGGCAGGTTCAAAATCTGCATGTTTACGAAAGGCATTTTGATCTTGTTAAATAATTCTTTGAAATGGGATATAAGATATCTTGAACTAGCAAAGCACATTGCGCAATGGAGTAAAGATCCATCTCGTAAAATTGGTGCTGTTGCTGTTGGAGAACATGGCGAAGTATTGGCACAAGGATATAATGGATTTCCTCGTGGTATTAAAGATTCGCCTGGGAGATATCAAGATCGTCCTACTAAATACAAGCTTGTAGTTCATGCCGAAATGAATGTCATATATAATTCATCTATGAACGGTGTATCATTGTATGGTTCTACTCTTTATGTTTATGGATTACCTGTTTGTAGCGATTGTGCTAAAGGTATTATCCAAGCAGGCATTTCTTCTGTTGTGATGCAAGACCAAGTTATTCCTGATGATTGGAAAAACTCAGCTGCATTAACTTTTGACATGTTTACTGAAGCAGGTGTTGACTACACGTTTATTGAAATGGAAGAAGAAGAATTACGTAAAAATGTAGTTAAGCTTGTGCCACATCCAGAGGAGCCAAAAGAATGAAAAAGATACTAGTAACTGGTATGAATCATGAGCAAACACGCTATGATGGTTATCTCTCAAAAAGAATTGGTGTGATTCTATGTCATTATGGTCTCATTCGTTGTTTAGAAGATATGGACTTTGATGTTGAACAACGCCATACACAACCCGGCGAAGATCTATCAGGTTACGATCATGTGATTGTATATCTCCATAGCCCTAATGGTTTTTGTCAACGCATCTTTGATGGCCTTTGGGCTTTGAGTCAAAGACCAGATGCTATCCTTGCATTTGATGATTGGCAAGTCAAAGACATTTGGAATGGTGTAATTGGTTATGGTAAAGCTTTGAAGGAACGTCCTGAGTCTGCTTATCGTGGTCATATCCTTGATCAATATCATACAGTCAAAGATGTAGATCAGGTAAAAAAGTATCACCAAGCTTACATTGATGCAATTGATATGGTTGCTGAAAAGAAGAATAAAGTTTTGATGTGTGCTTTTTCTGGTGGCGATTTAAGTAAGTTGATTGATTATCCACAAAATTTAGTTTATGGTTTCAATCCTAATCCATATCACTTAAATCGTTCGCATGAAAATAATTACGGAATAGAAGCCGGTGGTTTAGAAAGTTTCTTTGACGAACCAGTTGGACCATCACCTGAAACTAAAGCAAAAGCGTGGATCTTTAGTTCGTTAGTACAAACCAAAACGCGTAAGTGGTTAGACAAACAAGAATTGAATTGGGATTTGCGTATCTATGGTGCTCAACGTGGAGCATTCAAAACTGAACGCTTGACCGAAGATAAAATGGTACAAGAATACGAAACTACTTGGGGTAATCTTATGCCGGGTTATGAACATTCTGGATCTGGTTGGTGGAGAACTCGAGTGTTACAGTGTGTTGAAGCTCGATCAATTACTGTTTGTGATCCAGTTGAAGGTGCAGTTTATGGTGAAGAATTCCTTATTACTCCAGCCGAAGTTGAAGCAATGGATGATCAACAACTATGGAAGAAAGCAAACGCACAACGTGAAAACTTCTTAGATATTCACCCACTAAATAAGGATGTTACTAAACAAGAAATTATGGAGATCTTAAATGGCTAAAATTTGTATCACTGGTGGAGCAGGCTTTATTGCATTCCATCTTACGCATAAACTCAAATCACTAGGACATGATGTTTGTGCTTTTGATAACTTCAACGATTATTACGATCCATCACTAAAGCGTGATCGTGCTCAGATCTTACAAGACAATCTAGGTGTACCTGTTGATGAAGTAGATCTACTCAATCGTAGACATCTTGGTGAATATCTGAAAATGCAAAGTCCAGATGTTATTATGCACTTAGCAGCTTATGCTGGTGTACGACATTCTCTTGAGGATCCTGATAACTACATTCAAAACAATATTGTAGGTACTCACAATCTGATTGAAGCAGCTAATGTTGCTGGTGTTACCAAAATTACATATGCTTCTACTTCTTGTGTCATGGCGGGCAATCCACTTCCATGGAAAGAAGATGAAAAATTAGGTGTTGCTAAAAACCCATACGGATATTCTAAAGCTACTAATGAAGCACAAATGATTTCGTCTCTAATTGATTCAACAATTGGCTTACGCTTCTTTACAGTGTATGGTCCTTGGGGTCGTCCTGATATGGCACTGTTTGATTTTACTAAAAACATTATTGCAGGAAATCCAATTAAACTTTTCAACTATGGTGATATGGTTCGTGACTTTACATATGTTGAAGATATTGTTCATGGTATCGTAATTGTTATCAATCGTCTTTTAGGCAATGAAGACATTAATGAAATCTACAATATTGGCTTTGGCGATCAGGTTCAGTTAGTTGATTTTGTAGAACACATTGAAGAGAATCTTGGGCGTACAGCAATTCGAGAGTTAGTTGAAATGCATCCGGCTGATACACATGCAACATGGTCTGATACTACTAAACTGCAAGCACTTGGTTATAAACCAAAAACACCTATTGGCGAAGGTGTAGAAAATTTTATCAATTGGTACAAGGTTTATTATAATGTCAATTAATATTGCAATTGTTGGTCATGGATACGTAGGGAAAGCTGTTGATCACGGCTTTTCTACACGTCTCGTTACGAAACATATTGTTGATCCGATTTATGGATCTACACTCGATGATTTAAAAGGTAAGGTACGATTAGACGCAGCATTTGTTGCAGTGCCAACTCCGTTTGGTGAAGACGGTAAGATTGATGCTTCAATTGTAAAAGAAGTTGTACGTGAACTTGCTTACTTTGGTTGTCCTATTGTAATTAAGTCAACCACTACACCAGATGTAGTTGATGAACTTTATTTTGAAAATGAATTGGTAGTTTTCAATCCAGAGTTTTTAACTGAGAAAAACGCATTACACGATTTTATTAATCCACCAATGCATGTGCTCGGTGGCAAAAGAAAATATACAGATAAAATTTTAGACTTGTATGAAAACCATTCTCAATGTACTCCTTGTCCTGTATATCACATGACTGCAAAAGAAGCTGCATTTGTAAAATATGGAATCAATTCATTTCTTGCAACAAAAGTTTTATGGATGAATCAGTTTAAAGATATTGTTGATGATCACGGTGGTAAATACAACACGATTGTAAATGCTATTGGATCAGATCCACGTATTGGTCATAGTCATACTCAAGTTCCAGGGCCAGATGGTCGTAAAGGTTATGGCGGAGCATGTTTCCCTAAAGATACCAATGCTCTTTCATCATTTGCCGATGGTAGCTTTTCCGTTCTAGACGAAGTCATTAGCGCCAATAATAGATACAGGCAAGAGTATGAACTCGACGATAGAGAAAAAGAACAGAAAGTAAAATATGACTGATTATGCAAGTATAGTACCACTTATTGGTGGTGAAACAATCGCAATGCAAAATGTACTTGGAAAACGACCTGAGTACATTTTGTCTTACGATGTATTTCAAGCAAATGATAAACATTTGTTAGAATATTATAACAATGAAGTTCCTTATCATCTTATTGATGATGGTAATCACCCGCCAGTAAAAAGTGTTGACATTGTAAATACTGTATGTCCATGTGCTGGTTTATCTAGTTTAAGCCCTGTGAGCAGTACTACTTCTGAAACGAATGATTGGTTATATGCTACTGCTAGACACGTGCTTGAACACATAGGACCTAAAGTTTTATGGGGAGAGAACGCACCAAGACTTGCAAGTAAGATGGGAGAACCTATTGTTAAAACTTTAAAAGCAATTGGCCAAGAGTTTGGATATGTTTTTTCAATTTATAAGACTAAAAGTCTTCACCATGGGCTCTCACAAGTACGAGATAGAACATTCTATTTCTTTTGGAAAGGTGATAAAGTTCCTTTGTTTGATTACCACCACCGTCCTCATAAACCGATTGAAGATGCTATTAGAGAAATTGAATATGACCCTAATGACTCTATGTCTGTTCTTGGAAATGATGCTAAACCAACTGACAATCCTTATTACCAATACGTACTTCAAAAGTTAGATATGAGTCACGTAGAATTTGGTTCACATATAACTAAAACAACTAATCCACTAGAATGGATTCATATGAATGATTCACTTCTTAATGCAGCAACTTGGATGGATACTAAAGGCTTTGATAGAGAAGCTGATAAGTGTCGTAGAAAACATGCAAAGTTAGCTTCAGGTGGTAATATCATGTGGCATAATATTGAAATTCCTAAAGATCGTATTGGTGCTTTTGTTGGTCATAGACCTACTTCACTTGCGCATCCAGATGAAGATCGATTCTTAACTATCAGAGAATCACTATCTTTAATGGGATTACCAAAAGACTTTGTTTTACAAGGAGGAAGAAAGAATCTTAATCATATTTGTCAAAACGTTCCAGTTACCACAGCCATGGATATGGCACAAGAAGCAATAAGCTTTTGTGAAGGACGTAAAGATAATCAATTGATTGAGACTACTTTTCTCATGCAAAATAATAAAGATCAATCTTATTGGAATGAAAAAATGACCAGTGTACAATTAGACCAATTTATGATATAAGGATATAACATGAAAATTTTTATTACAGGAATTGCAGGATTTATTGGTTACCACACAGCAAAAAGATATGTAGCTGATGGTCATGATGTTGTTGGCATAGATAATCTTAATTCTTCTTATAGTGCTGATTTAAAAAGTTATAGAATACAAAAATTATATGAACTAGGAATGCCTAAGAAAAATTTTAAGCTTGGTGATATAAATTTAACAGATATTAATGGTATGCTTTTAGATGTTGATTTGATTTTTCATTTTGCTGCAGAAGATATGGGTTCGGCTTATTCTTTGTTTGAGCCAGAACGGTGTGTCAAAAATAATATCAATGCTACAATGAAACTTATTGTTGCTGCAGAAAGAGAAAAAATTCCAGTTGTTTATGGTTCTTCATATATAGAAGATGGCCATCAAACTACTCCTTATGGTTGGAGTAAATACGTAGCTGAATGTCAATTTATGCATTCAAAAATTAAATCAGCATCTGTACGTCTATTTAATGTATATGGTCCTTATGGTAGACCTGATGGGGCACTACATAAATTTACAGATGGTATCATCAACAACACACCAATTGATCTTCATGATAATGGATTAACAATTCGTCAATACACTTATATTGATGATGTTGTAGAAGGAATAGTTATCGTTGCTAATAATCTTTTAAAAAATCAAAAAGAAAAACACAAAATATTTGAAATCACTACTAATCAAAAAACTGAAATAAGAGCGCTTATTCATATGTTAGAAGATAAGCTAAATAATAAAACTCAAGTGGTTGATGCTCCAGCGCTACGAGGTGCTATAAGATGGGTTTGGGGTGATAACGAAGAAATTACTAACTTAGGCTGGGAGCCTAAGACTTCTATTAGTGATGGCCTTGATGAATATTTGTTATGGCATAATGAATATAACTGTGTACTTACAGAAGAAACTGTGGTATAATATACTATAAAATGAAAAAGGAGTAAAAAATATATGTCAATCATGGACAAACTTAAAAAGAATTCAAAGCTTTCTCACACTGAAATTCTTTCTGAGTCTAAATTTTTTAACGAGAAAGAAATGACACCAACACCAGTTCCTATGGTGAACGTGGCATTATCTGGTTCAGTTGATGGTGGATTAGTAAATGGTCTAACTGTTTTAGCTGGTCCATCAAAACACTTTAAAACATCATTTGCTTTAATGATGGCTTCTTCTTATCTTAAGAAACATAAAGATGCTGTATTGCTATTTTATGATTCAGAATTTGGTTCACCTCAAGCATACTTTGATCAGTTTGAAATTGATACTTCAAGAGTACTGCATACGCCAATTACAAATGTAGAAGAATTGAAATTTGATTTGATCGGCCAACTTGAAGCAATTGATCGAAAAGAAGACGTAATCATTGTCATTGATTCAATTGGTAACTTAGCATCTAAAAAAGAAATGGAAGATGCTATCAATGAAAAATCTGTAGCAGATATGTCAAGAGCAAAAGCACTTAAGGGTCTGTTTAGAATGGCAACTCCTTATTTAGCAATGAAAAATATTCCGTTGCTAGCAGTCAATCATACGTATCAAGAAATTGGTTTGTTTCCTAAAGCAATTGTTTCAGGTGGAACCGGTATCTATTACTCAGCAGATAATATTTGGATTCTTGGTCGTCAACAAGATAAAGTAGGAACAGAAATTAAAGGTTACCACTTTGTCATTAATGTGGAGAAATCAAGATTTGTTAAAGAAAAATCTAAAATTCCTATCTCAGTTTCTTGGGAAGGTGGGGTTGAGCCTTATAGTGGTTTGCTCGCCGTTGGTCTTGCTGGTAACTATGTTGCTAAGCCTTCTAATGGTTGGTACTGTCACGTTGACCGTAGCACTGGCGAGCTTATGGATGCCAA